GCCGGCCAGAGAGCCCATGTTGAGCACGCGCTAGATAAATAGAACGGGCGCGGCGCGATAAATGGCCGGAAGAGGCCGGATTAAAGCGGATCAAAGCGGACCGGCGCGGTACGGGCTTGCGCAGGGCGCAATGGCTTAGCCGGCGCTGTCGGATGGCTTTCCGGCCCTTTTGCGGGGTCGCTTTTCGCTGAATTTTTGGACGGCGCGCTCCAGTGCGGCTAAGCGTTGCGCTTCCGTAGCGCGAGAGAGAGCCGCAGTCAGGATTGCATCGGAGTCCCCTGGTTCAAGTTGCCCCAGCAGCCCCGTGAGGGCGGCGATGCGGTAGTGCAGGCTGCTCCCCGCGGCTTCGTCGTCCTCGATCTCGGCAGCAGGAGGCGGCGGCTCAGGCCGCGCGCCACTGCGCATGTCCCCCACCCCCATCAGTAGCCAATCCAGCGACACCCCCTGTTCTTTTGCCACGCGCATACATTCGGCATACGGGCGCGACTGCCTGTTGCGCCATTTGCTGACCTGATCCCGAGATACGCCCAAAGCACGGCCTAGCGCGGCGTAGTTCGGCACGCCCAGGGCCTCGCACAGCCTGTCGACTATAGCAGGGGCGGACTCTTGGTCGGGCGGTGCAGACAAAATTGCTATTTTTTTCCCCTTGCAAACCGCAGGCATTACGGATACAGTGCATATTATGAACTCACCTACAGCATACGCCATGGCGCGATCTACGCCCCGCACGTCAGAAAAATCCGACGCGGTGATGCGCGGAATCCGCGCCGAGTTGATTACACGCGGAACGTCACTGCGCGGCTGGGTCGCGGCCTGGGCGGATGCCAACGGCCGGGCGCGGCAGGCGGCGTACCAGACGGCGATCTCGACGATCCGCCGGCAACTGGAGCGCGGGCTGGCGCCGCAGGGGAGCGAGGGCGCGGCGATTGTCGACGCGCTGCGGGCTGACCTGGGGTCGGCGGTGGTGCCGTATCCGCGCGGGAAACTTGAACACACCGAGCGGTCGCGCGTGGGGCGCGGACGCCGGGCAACGCCGGCCGATGGCCGGGAACCGAGGGCTGAGTGATGAGCGGACCGATGGCGCGAGTGATGACGGTGCGCGAGGCGGCGCTGGCCGGGCTGGCAGCGTGCGGGCGGCTGAGCGCGGAGGGGGTGGAGGTGTTGGCGGCCCATGCGTCGACAGCGGGGGCGCGGGTGACGGTGGCACCGCCGCGGACCTGGACCGGACGCCGGCCGGCGCGGTCCCGGTGGTCTCGGCACGCCGAGACGCTGGTGTCGCAGATGGATCAGGGGGTGGTGGTGGAGTGGCGGATTCCGCGCGTCGTGACGGCGGCGGGGGGTGGGCGATGAGCGAGGTACCTGCCGGCTATCTGCTCGACGGCCAGGATCGCCTGGTGCCCCTCAAGAATGTGCCAGAGGTCGATCTGCTGCGCGACCACCTGGTGAACAAGCTCGGCGCCGTGGCGCGGCGGGTCAACGCGGACATGGCCGCGCTCAAGGCGCAGTTCTTGGCCGAGGTGGCCGAGCATGTGGCGCTGGTGGCGTCCGAGTATGACGTGGATATCACCGGAACCAGCGGTAATTGCGTGCTGCCCAACTACGCCAGCCGGCTGAAGGTCGAGCGGGTGAGTGCGGATCGGGTGGTGGTCGGCGAGCAGATCCACGCGGCCGAGGCGCTGGTGCGTGAGTACCTGGCGGATGCGACGCGGGAGGCGGGGCCGGCGCTCGTAGCGATCGTCGACCGGGCGTTCCGGAGGAACACCAAGACGGGGCAGTTGAATGTCGCGCGCCTCCTGGACTTCGTGGCGGTGAAGATCGACGACCCACGGTGGCGATCCGCGCAACAGGCAATCCGCGACTCGCTCCAGGCGCAGGGTTCCGTGACCTACTTCCGGGTCTACGAGCGCGACGATGCGACGCAGCCGTGGCGGCAGATTCCGCTCGACTTCTCCGCGATTCAGCCGGCCGACGCCCCGGTCAAATCCGCCAAATTGGCGGATTTGGATGCCGCCGACGCGCCGGACAAATCCGCCAATTTGGCCAATTTGGCCAATTTGGCCGATGCCGAGGGGCGCAACTGATGGCCACTACCGAGACGGTCGCCAGTGCCGGCGCCGTTCTCGACGTGCTCGATCTGCTGTTCCGCGCCGATTACAGCGTGGGCCTGACGCCCGGCGATGTGCGCCGGGAGTTGGGGCTGTCGGGCAGCGCGGTGACGCGCTACCTGGCGACGCTGGACGATCGGGGGGCGATCGAGCGCATCAGCGGGACCGACCGGGTGCGGCCCTCGATCCGCTGGGCACAGCGGGCAGCCGGGATTCTCCGGTCGCTCGATGACGCGGAGCGGCGCGCGGCCGAACTGGCCAAGCGCATCACGACACCGGCGAGTTGATCATCTAATAGGAGTGGATCATGGGGCGGACGAAGAGTGTGACGCCGTTTGTACCGGCGGCGACGGATGAAGAGATCGCGGCGAGCGATCCGACCTTTCGGGCGATGCAGGCGGAGGCGGATGGCCAGTACGATGCAGCGACAGACCTGGCGCAGACGCTGAGTTATGACGGCCCGTTGACAGTGCCGGCGCTGATGGACGGCATCAGGATGTATCAGCGGCGCACCGTTGATGACTGTCTGGAGCTTGGCAAGCGGCTGTGTCTGCTCAAGCAAGTGACCGGGCACGGCAATTTTTCCCAGGCGCTGGGTGTCCTTGGAATCGCCACCCGCACCGCGGAGCGGTTTATGGGCGCCGCGCTCAAAACCGCCAAATCCGCCAATTTGGCGCATTTGGCAAAAGCGGCCACGTCGGTGTCGCGGATGCTGGAGTATCTGACCCTGGATGATGACGAGGCGGCCGCCTTGCGCAACGGGGGCGAGGTTGGCGGCATCACGTATGACCAGGCCGACCTGATGACCGCGACCCAGTTGCGGGCGCACTGGAGGGAATCCCGTCAGGTCGAAGCGGCCAAGGATTCAGTGCTGGCAGAAAAATCCGCCAAGATTGACAAGCTTGCGACCGAAGTCGCGAAACTCCGCGCCGAACGCGACCAGCAATCCCTGCTGATCCAAGTCGCGGTCGCAGATCCGGACGAACAGCGCGCCCAACTCCTGGGCGAACTGCTGCGCCGCACCGCCCATGCCGAGATCGCCATCGTCGGCGACCTGCGGATCATCCTCAAGGCCGTGCGCGAGCACGCCGACAGCACCGGGCTCCCGGCCGATGACGCCATTGCCGGCGCCATGGGGCAGTTGCGCCGCGCCCTGGCCGAGGTGGAGTTCGAGTTCGACGTGAAGGCCGCTCCGGACGGCGCGCTGCTGCCCGAGGCCAGCATCTGGGATGCCGTGGGGGTGTCTTTCGACCGCGCGCAAGCCGGCGCTGTCGACCCCGCGGACACGGCCATCCCCACCACCGGCGAGCGCCTGGACAGTTGATCATGTACACCTGGACTCACACCCCCGCCGCCAACGCCCTGCGCGCCCTCCTGCCCGTGATGCTGCCGCTTGTCGAGCTGCATCTGCACGGGGTATCCGTCGTGCGCCTGACATCCGATCGCTGGGAGATTGCCGGCGGCGCGCCTCTGGCGCTGGACGCCGCCGCCGATGCTTTGGCGCTGCTGCACGATGCCGATCCGCTGCTGGGACTGCGCGCCAGCGATGGCCTGCGCCCCTGGCCCATCGATCTCGCCGCCGCATGAGTATCGCCATGCCGACACCCCCGCAGATCGCCGCTGCCGCCCGCGTTGCCGAGGCGTTGGCCACGGCCGGCCATGGGAAAAAACGTGCCATCGTCGCCGCGGCCTGCGCGGAGTTGGGCGTGTCTGCGCAGACGCTCTATACCTGGATGCGCCCGCATCGCGGGACCCCGCGCGCGGTGCGGGCCGACAGCCAAACGCGGGTGCTGAGCCAGCGGCGCGCCCTGGCCGCGCAAGTGGCGGCGGGGGACGATCCGGCGGCGCGCGATGCGCTGCTGGCGCTGGATGCGCAGTTGACGGGGCTGGCGAGCCTCCCCGAGCACGAGGCCCGGCTGCTCGCGGCGACGATGACCGAATCCGCCCGCGGCAAGGGCGGCGCTAAACAACTCATGTCGCTAGGCCATGCGGTCGACACCCTGCGCGCGCAGGGGCTGATTCAGGCCGGGCGGGTGGACCCGGAGACCGGCGAACTGAAGCTGCTGAGCCTGTCGGCGATCAGTCGCGGGCTCAAGCGCTTCGGGCTGCATCAGGACCAACTGCGCCAGCCGACGCCCCATCAGCCGATCCGCACGCTGCATCCGAATGCCCGCTGGGAGATCGATGCCAGCGTGTGCGTCGTCTATTACCTGCCGGGCGGCGGGGCGGTGGTCGAAGAGCTCGACCCCGCCAAGCACTACAAGAACAAGCCGGAGCACATCCAGGCCATCAGCCAGCAGCGGGTCATCCGCTACGTGATGTCAGACCATTGTTCCGGGGTCTTGCTGTGGCATTACTACCCGCATTCCGAGTCGGGCGCCCATACCGTGGCCTTCCTGGCGCGCTGCATGGCGCGCCAAGCCAATCCCGCCATCCCGGTGCACGGTGCCCCCTTTCGCCTGGTGGTGGATCCCGGTGCGACCGCAGCCGGGACGGTCGAGCGCTTCTGCGGCCTGGCCGGCATCGACCTGGAGCCGACCGGGCGGCGCAACCCGCGCGCCAAGGGCTCAGTCGAGAAAGGCAACGACATCATCGAGCACGCGTTTGAGGCGGGCCTGCGCTTCCAGAAGCAGCGCGTCACCGACTTTGACTCGCTCAACGCCCTGGCGGACGTGTTCCAGGCCCATTGGGGCGCGACCGCGATTCACTCGCGCCACGGCCTGACCCGGTTTGCCGCCTGGGCAAAAATACAGCCGCACGAACTACGCATTACCGAGGGCGAGGCCGTGCTGCGCACGCTTGCCACCGAACACCCAGCGACCCCCAAAGTCAACGGCGAGCTCACGGTGGCCTACCGCGGCCAGGACTGGGACGTGAGCGACGTGCCCGGCGCCAACGTCGGCGACCGGATCGCCGTGCTGTGGTCCCCACTGCTCGGCGCCGATGGCCAAGGCCACGCCGTGGCGGTGCTCACCGACCCGGCGACCGGCCGCGAGGTCTACCGCCCGCTGCCTCTGGTGGCCCGCGACGACTGGGGATTCCGCTCCGACGCCCCGGTGGATGGCGAGCGCTACGCCCGGCCGAAAGACACCGCCGCCGACCGCGCGCGCAAGGACTTAGCGATGCTCGCCAGCGGCACCACGACGCTGCGCGACGACGAACTGGCGCGCCGTCGCAAGGGCTTCCGCCCGCTGGCCGGCCTGGACGACGGCCGCGGCATCGATCCCTACCGCACCGCCGACACCGCCGAGCCGGTGGCCTGGCTGCCGCGCCGCGGCACTGATCACCGGGTGCGCGTGCCGATCGTCGAGACGCCGGTGCTCGATCATGTGGCCGCCGCGCTGCGCCTGGCCCCGCTGGTGCGGGCCGCCGGGGGCGCGTGGGGGCCGGAGCGCTACCAATGGCTGGCCGAGCGGTATCCCGCGGGCGTGCCCGAGGATGCGCTGGAGGCCCTGGTGCGCGACTGCGCACCGGCGGTGGAGATTCTGCCCGACGCACCCCGCGTTGGGCTCACGGTGGTCCGCTGATGCGGGCCGATGCTGAGGAGACCGCGATGGCGACCCAACTCGCCCACCTGCTGCGCACCCACCGGCTGAGCCAGCGTGCCCTGGCCACCGGCCTGGACTTGGCGCCCAGCACGGTGACCCACTGGCTACGGCACGGACGCCGGCCGGCCGCCGCGACGACGGCATCTGTACAGGACTGGTTGGAGGCACAGGGCGTGCCGACTGAAGAGGCCGCGGGCTGGGAGCGCCCGCTGCCAAAAGAGGCGTCGACCGGGGTTGCACCCCCGGCCGACGTGTCCCCTGAACCGACCAACGACACAGAAGACCCTGACATGCTACTGCTTCGACAGCCCATTCACCAAGCGACCCGGCGGCACTTCGGTTTATCGTGCGATCCCTTCGCGCGAGACCCGGAAAGCCGCGCGGACATTTTCTCGTCCCCCGACATTGCCTATGTCCGCGAAGCCATGTGGTCGACGGTCCGCAACGGCGGCTTGTTGGCCGTGGTCGGCGAGTCCGGATCCGGCAAGACCACCTTGCTCGACGACATCGAGCAGCGCATCCACGACGAGGCCGCGCCCTACATCCTGATCCGCCCCGATGTCACCGGCATGGAAGCCAGCGACACCCGCGGCCGGCTGCTGCGCGTGGGGCACATCCAGGAGGCGGTCATCCATGGGCTGAACCCGGAGGCGTCGCTGCGCCAAAGCCCGGAAGCGCGCGCCCGGCAGATGCGCGATGCACTCATCGCCGCCCGCGAGGCCGGCCAGCGGGTGACGATCGCGATCGACGAAGCCCACGCGATGCCGGAGCCGAGCCTCCGCCATCTGAAGCGCCTCCTGGAGGTCAAGTACGGCCTGACCCGCCTGCTGGCGATCATCATCCTGGGCCAGCCGGAGCTGGCCAATCGCCTGAGCGAGCGCAATCCCGCCTACCGGGAGGTGGTGGCGCGGACCGAAGTGGTCCGCCTCGATCCGCTCGATGACCAACTCGACCGCTACCTGGCGCACCGGCTGCGCCTGGCCGGGCGGGAGCTGGCCGAGGTGATCGCGCCGAGCGGGCTCGATGCCCTGCGCAAGAAGTTGAAGATCGCCGACGCGACCGCCCGCACGGCCGCCCGTGAGCCCTCGCGCGCCTATCCGTTGCTGGTGGGCAACCTGGTGGCCGCCGCCCTCAACCTCGCCGCGGCAGCGGGCGCGCCCGCCCCGCTGACCGGCCCTGTCGTGGAGAAGCTTTGATGATCCGCATCGTCCCCACCATCACGGCCCCGGTGACTCCGCACGGGTGGACCCCCGAGCGCGGCACCAACCACCGTTTCGACTGGAGCCCGGTAGAGAAACAGGTGCTGCGCGAGCAGTACCTGCCCGCGGGCCTGCGCGCCTGCCAGCGGCTGCTGCCGGCGCGCAGTTGCGGCGCCATCCTCAACGCCGCGCGGGGCATGGATCTGCGGCGGCAGCGCCGGCACATTTTCAATGACCCGTCGACCCCCGAGATCGACGCCCAGATCCGGGCCTACTACCAGGCGGGCGGCAAACGCCCGCGCGGCGCCCAGGCCAAGCTGGCGGCCAAGGTCGACCGGCCGCGCCATTGGGTGCTGGCACGGGCGCGGGAGTTGGGCATCGTCAACGGCAGCCTGAAGCCGGCCAACTGGTCGGCGGCGGAGTTGGCGATCCTGGACGACGCGGCCGAAGACGGCGCGCGGGCCATCCAGCGGCGGCTCAAGCGCGCCGGCTACGTGCGCAGCTTGGGCGCCATCCTGTGCCGCTGCCGGATCGAGGAGGTCGCGCTGGGCGGCAATCCGGATATCTACAACGTGCATCAGATCTGCCAGCTGATGGGGGTGGAGGGCAAGGTGGTGCAGCGCTGGATCGGGCGCGGCCACATCAAAGCCAAGCGCGACAGCAGCGACGGCCCGCTGCCGCGCTGGATCATCCGGCGGACCGATCTGCGCACTTTTCTCATTGAATCGCCGCTGGAGTGGGAGGCGCGGCGAGCCGACCATCTGTGGCTGATCGAGATTCTGGCCGGCCGCGTGGGCCTCAGCGTCGCTCAAGCACTGGAGGCCCCATGATCACCTTTTGCGAGCTGAAGACCCAGCCGGAGCACACCGCGGCCGAATTGGCGATGGTGATCCAGATCCCGATCGGCATGCACTCGCAAGACCCAGCGGCCAAGGTGTTCAACGAGCGGTTGTTCGCCGATCCGGCCCCCGCGGTGCTGCCCGATCCGCCCGGCGCCCAGCGGCGCAGTCGCGCTCCGCGCGGGCTTGACCCGGCCGGTATCGCGGCGCGGCTGCTGCGGCTGGCGCAGGGGCTGGACCGGCCGATCACCTGGGCCGAGATCATGGGCGAGTTTACGTCGCGGGTCGGGGTGGCCCCAGCGCTGAACCGATTGGTGGTGCGCGGCAATCTGTCGACGCGGTGCGTTTATCGCGCCGCGGATCACAAAAAGTGGCGGCAGTGGCGGTTGGCGGATCGCCCGTGGGGGCCGTTGCCGCTCGGCGTGGTGGTTGTCCAAGAATTGCGAGATCTGTAATGACTGACCTGCATCCTGGAATTGCTGAGATGGCAACCGAACAACTGACCCTGGACGGGCTGATGGATCTGCTGTGCGACTACCGGCAGACGGTTGGGGGGAAGTGCCCGATTGCCATCCAGTACGGCGACAGCGGGAGCTATGCCCTGTCGACCGGATTGGTACATGCGGTCTACCTGGAGCGCGCTGAGTGCGATGCGCCAGTGGTCGCGCCCCTGCGCCGCATCCTTGGATTGGGGGCCGACGTTAGCGGCTACCTTCCCGCCGAGGCCCCGCAAATAGCGTTGTGCCTGCGCCCCTGGTGCCCGCCGCACGACGCGGACGCGATGACGACCGCCTGGCCCGACGCCCTGGAGGCCGCCCGATGATCCCCAACACCAACCCCCTGGGCCAGGCCCAGGAGCTGCAATCGGCGCTCGCCAATCGGGCGCTCATCGGCCGCACCCTGCTGCGGCGCATCCTGCACCGCGACGTGGCGCGCGCGCGCATTTTGTGGGGCCTGTGGATCGAGTCGTTCGAGGCGGTTGACCAGGCGCGGATCGCGGGCGGGGCGGCGCCGCGCCTCTGGTGGGCGGATGTGGATTGGGCGGCGTGGATCGCGGTGATCGGCGCCTGGGCGCTGGTCGCTTGTACGGCCGGGTATGCTTTGTGGAGGGCAGCATGAAAGCAGACGTTGATGGGACACCGACCGAGCAATTCCGCGCGCGCGCCGGCTGGGTCAGTGCGACGCAGGCCGCGAGTGTGGCGCCCCCTGGCCAGCGCTGCGGCACCTGCATCAACCTGGGCCAGCCGGCCGACACCGACAACGGCCGCCGGGCCGCTTTAGCAAAGCTGCACATCGGGAAAAAGGAGCTTGGGCTCGACGATGACACGTGGCGCGCGATGGTGCGCCGCGTGAGCTACGGGCGCACCACCAGCTCGGCGGACCTGAAAGACCTGGAGCGCGATGCTTTGTTGCGCGAGCTTAAAGTCGCGGGCTTCCGCCCGCAGATCAAGCCCAAGCCCCGCCCGGTGCAGCAGGCCATCGCCGCGAGCAGCAAGGAAGCGCTGGCCGGCAAGGTCCGTGCCCTCCTGCTCGACGCCGGGCGCGATGACGCCTATGCCAACAGCATCGCGGCCCGGCGCTTCGATGTGCTGCGCTGGGAGTGGCTGCCTTACGTCGAATTGCGCAAGCTGGTGCAGATGCTGGTGATCGACGCGCAGCGGCGCCAGCGCCGCTTGGAGGCGGCCCAATGACCATGGTCGACATCCACGTGCAATTTTGCGCCAACCCATCAGCCGATAGCTGGCGCCATGCGCTGGGCATCTGGCTGCACCGCCTGGCCGCGCACATCGACGGTCGCGCGTATCTGCGCATCGACATCGGATGCACCGGCGCCCCGCTGCCGCCGTTGGAGGACATCACCAAGGCGATGGAGATCGGTCACCGGCGCACCTGCGAGCTGATCGCCACGGCCGCGCGACTACAGATGATCGAGCGCGTCGCAGCGCGGACCAACCCGCAACTGTGGGAGGGCTGCCCATGAGCCCGCCCCTCACCGCCCACGCCATCTGCCAGGCCGCCGCGGTCGCCCTGCGCGTCGAAGGCATCGACGCCGAGGTGATGCTGTGCGTGCCGCACGATCTCGCGCTGCCGCCCGGCTTTCCGCCAGGTCGGGCGACCCATGAGAACAACCGGGGACAGCACGCCATGTACCGGGCGGCGAGCCTCATCCGGTATCTGGACGGCCGCCGCACGGCGGTGCGGGAGGCGCAACTGGATGCCACCCTCACGCCGGAGCAGCGCGCCCTGGAGGTGCCGCGATGAGCGGACCGCACGCGACTATCTACGACCCGCTGCCGCTCAGTGTGGCCGACCGCGCGTGCTTTACCTGTCGGCTGCCGGAGTGCACCGAGTCACCGAGCGACTGCGCACGGATTCAGGTGCTGCGGGCGCGGGCTGCCAAGGAGTTAGACGTGTGGCGCGGGCAGTGTGAGGGGCGCAAGACAGAAAAACGGGGGGCCGCCGCATGACCATCCTCGGCACCTGCTGGAGCTGCGGCGCGGCCGGCCCGCTGGGCCTATTCCTGGCCGATGCCCAGGCCCGTCGGGCCCTGGCCGCCGCGCTCAAGCTCCCGCCCGAACTCGCCGAGGCCATCGTGCCCTATCTGGCGCTGCACGGACCGCAGCCCCGGCCCGACAAGGACGGCGTGCTGGTGCGTCGCCGGCTGGCCAGCGACAAGCTGGCCCGCCTGCTCGACGAGCTGCACGCCCTGGTGAGCGCCGGCACCGTGACGCGCAAGCGCGACACCCGCGCCGCGCCGCTGGCGGCCTGGGTCGATGGCTTCGCCCAGGTGCAACGAATGCGCGATGCGGGTACGCTGGATCTACCGCTCGACGGGCATGGGCTGCTCTGCGAAATCGTCTACCGCCGGGCGGGCCAGGCCGGCGCCGGGCGCACCGCGGCCAGTGCCGACCAGCCGCTGCACCCCAGCCATCAGCCGGTCGCCGCGGCGGCCATCGACACCCGCCGCGGCGCCGTCGCGGAGCTGCTGGCCGAACGCGCGCGGCTGCGGCTGTGCCTGGAGCGCGACGCCGACACCGCGGAGCGGCGCGCGGAGCTGGCCGCGGTGGAGGCTGCCCTGGCAGCGCATGGCATCGACCCCGCGGCGGCGCTGGCGCGGCCTGGACGGGTGGCCGGGATGCGCGCGTTGGCGTCGCTGCTGCCGAAGACCGTCGATCCAGACGATAGTGTGAGGTGATCGCCATGCTGACTCCCCATCTGCGCGACCTGCACGACGCCCTCGGCCCCGAGGGCCTGGCGGTGCTGGTGCGCGCCTATGGGGGCCTGCGCATCCGGGTGCACACGCGCCCGCGCCTCGACACCGAACTGGCCGAGCGGCTCGGCCCCGAGATCTATGCGCGGCTCCAGCAGACCTACGCGGGCGAGGAAATCGGCGTGCCCCAGCTGACCGCGGCGGTGGCCGCGGCGCGCGCCGCGCGCGTGCTCGAACAGCACGCGCAGGGCGTGACCGCCGCGCGGATCGCGCGGGCCGAGGGCATCTCGCTGCGCTGGGTGCGCGAGCTGCTGGCGCGCGAGCGGGGGGGGCAGGTGCCGGCGGGGGAGCCGGCGCGGCAGTTGATGTTAGACTTGTAACTGAGCACACGATTTACGTCAGGGACCGCGCGGAGGCTGACGCAAAGTTCGAGCTCGTAGGTTGGGGTGAGGAACGAACCCCAACGATAACAAACGGGAATGTTGGGGTTCGTTCCTCACCCCAACCTACAAGTGGTTTGCATCCCCCCCCACCCTGACCCCCGCGGTGCAGCCCTGCACCGCGCCCCTGACCCCCTTCGCCCGGCACACTGTCGGGCATGAGCCCCGCACCCCACTACCTCATCGACGCCCATCACCGGCTGCAAGCGGGCCCGCCTGCCGCCCCGGTGGATCACACCCTGCGCACGCCCAATCTCAGCGGTGCGCTCGCCCCGCGCGCCATCGTGCTGCACTACACCGGGGGCGGGTCCGCGCTGGGCTCCGCCCGCTGGCTGTGCGACCGAAAAGCCAGAGCCTCAGCCCATCTCGTGATCGAGCGCGACGGGCGCATCTGGCAGTTGGCCCCGTGCAATGTCAAGACCTGGCACGCCGGCAAATCGACCTATCAGCAGTGGTCCATGCTCAATGACTACGCTATCGGCATTGAGATGGCCAACTACGGCTGGGACACCCGCAAGGCGCAGCCCGGCACCCCAACCCTGCATCTGCCCCATCGGCTGGAGCGCACGGTCCGCGCGTGGGAGGTCTACCCCGCGGCCCAAGTCGCCGCGGTGGCCGCCGTCTGCGCCGCCATCCGCCAGCGCTACCCATCGGTGCAGCCCATCATCGGCCACGACGACATCGCCCCCAAGCGGAAGCGGGACCCCGGCCCCGCGTGGGACTGGCCCGCGTTTCGCGCCGCCCTGGCGGCCTATCCTGGAGTCCATCATGACTGATCCGCAGACCGTCCCTTTTCCCACGGAAGCGCCAAAACCCTGGTTCGACTCGGCCACCATCTGGGCCAACCTCGGCCAGATCGGCGTCGGCCTGGCCCTACTGCTGGGTGTCGCCCTCGGCTGGCTGCCCGGCGATGCCGCCGTCCTGGCGGTGACCCAGATCACGCTCGGCGCCGCCGGGATCGGTGGCCGCGCATGGGCAGCGCAGCCCATCGCCCCCATGCCCATCGTCACCGCGGCCACCGAGTGGCTGTTGGCGCGCCTGCCCCGGCGCTGAGTGCGCAGCCATGCGCCTGAGCTGCGCCGCGTTGCTCGGGGCCGTGCTGGCCCTCAGCCTGGCACAGACGGCGCTGCTGTGCTGGGCGCAGTGGGCCAGCCGCCAGGCCGCGCGGGCCATCGCGCGGCACTATCACGGGTTGTGTGTCGCCGCCATCGCAGATCTGCACACCGCCATCGAGCGCTCACACCTGGATCACTTGGCGGATGCCACGGATCGGCTGAGCGCCAACTGTGCGGCGCTCGATCGCGCACAGACGCGGCTATCCGCCGCGCTGGACCACTACCCACCGGAGGGATCATGACCGAGGCCGATTATGTAAGGATTGCATCGGATTGGGGGCGCTTTATTCTCAGCGGAATTGTCGGAGGCAGCCTCGCTGCCTGGGCCACGCTGGCCCGGCGCGACACCGCTGCCGCCGAGTTCCTGCGCAAGATCGACACCCGCCTCGCCGTGGTCGAAAGCCATCCGCCCGGGCCCGACTGCCAGGCCCACAAGGCGCGCATGAGTGCGCTGGAAATCCAGATCGGCAAGAGCCTCGGCCAGGCCGACATCGTGCGCACCCATGAGCGCATCGACAAGCTCACGCAATCGGTGGGCGAAATCTCAGGGACCGTGCACCGCATCGAGTGCAGCGTCGACATGATGTCGCAGCACCTGCTGGCGCACGGCCCCCGCACCGGAGATCGCCACCCATGAGCACCCCCGCCGACTACCGGGCCGCGGTCGCTGAAGACCAGCGCCTGGTCATCCTGCAAGTGCTGGCCGGCGCCCCGGCCTACACCGCCCATGAGCATGTGCTGCGCACCGCCCTGGGCGCCCTGGGGCGCAGCATCGACTACGGCACGCTGCGCAGCCATCTGGCCTGGCTCGACAGCCGGCCGGAGGCGCTGATCACCGTGATGGGGACCGACACCCAAGTCGCGCGGCTCACGCTGCGCGGTGAGGATGTGGCGCTGGGCCGTGCGCACGAGCCGGGCGTGGCCCGGCCGCGGCCATGAGCGAGGCCACCATCGACGCGCTGGCCGAAACCACCGCCCAAGGCGCGGCCGTCGCCGCGGTGCTGGCCGATCTGCCGATCCGCTCGCGCGGCCTGATCTGCGGCCTGACGGTGGTGCGCCTGAGCGACGACCAATGGAGCGTGTGGCCGGTTGGCGAATGCCCGTGCCGCCCGGCCAGTTGGCCGCTGATGGATCTGGCTGTCGCCGCCGCCCGCATCGTCGCAGCCCGCCCCGGCGCCCCCGTGCGCCGTGCCCGCTGATGCCCCCGCCCCGCAAGATCGACCGGTTGCCGCCCGACGTCCGCAGCGAGCTGGCCGAGCGCGCTGCCGCGGCCGGCTGGGGCGACATCATCCCGCTGACGATCTGGCTGCGCTGCGAAGGCTACGACATCGGCAAGTCGGCCGTAGGCAAGCACGTCAAAGCGCTTAAAGACGAGTACGACGACACGATGCGCGAGGTCCGCGCCATGGCCGAACTGTCGCGTATGTTGGTCGACGAAGACCCCGACCAACAGGCCTCGCTCAACGACATGGCCGGAAGGCTGATGACAGATCAGTTAGTGCGCGCCGCCAAGGAGCTGCGCGGCGCGGTCGACATGCCCATCGACGACCGCATCAAGCTGCTTGGCAAGCTGGCGACGCCCATCGTCCAAGCCCAGCGCGCCGCGGTCTACCAGCGCCGCTACACCACCGAAGAGCGCCGCCGCATCGCCGACGAGGCCGCCGCCGCCGAGCGCGCCGCCGCTGCCGAGCGCATCGGCAGCGCCGCCCAAGCGCGCGGCCTGTCGGCGGAAGAAGCGCAGTTCTGGCGCGAAAAAGTCCTCATGGGCATGTGATGGCCGTCCCCGCCCCGCTCCCGGATACCCAGCGCATCGTCGACTGGGACGAGCTGCCCGACGCGGTGCGCCAGATCCCGGCCGACTTCGACCCGCGCCGCGAGGGCGTGCTGATGCAGCACCAGTCCGATTGGATTCGGATGCAGCAGGGGTTGGACATTGCGGTCTGCGAAAAGGGCCGCCGCACCGGGATCACCTTCGCCCAGGCGCTGGCCGATACCATCACGGCCGCGAGCGACAAAGCCGCCGGCGGCTCCAACGTCTGGTACATGGCGGACACCCGCGAGAAGGGCCTGGAATACATCGGCTATGTCGCGCGGTTCGCCCGCCTGGTGGCCGCCGGCCAGGCGACGCTGATCGAGTCGCACATCTTCGTGGATCAGACCGCCGAGGGCGGCAGCCGCGACATCCAGTCGTACCGCGTGCGCTTCGCCAGCGGCTACCGCATCACGGCGCTGTCCAGCCGGCCGGAAAACATCCACGGCCTGCAAGGCGTGGTCGGCATCGACGAGGCCGCGCTGCACAAGAACGTGAGGGCCGTACTGGAGAGCGCGACCGCGCTGCTGATCTGGGGCGGAAAAATTCGCGTGTGGTCTACGCACCGGGGGAAAAATAACCCCTTCAATGAACTACTGACCGACGTGCGCGCCGGCCGCTACGGCGCCAAGGCCGGCGCCATCCGCATTACCTTCGACACCGCGGTCGAAAACGGCCTGTATGAGCGCGTCTGCGCGATGCAAGGCAAGGCCCCGACCGCGGAGGGTAAGCGCACCTGGTACACCGCGATCCGCGCCGCCTACGGCCCGCGCGCCGCCGCGATGCGCGAGGAACTGGACGCCATCCCCCGCGACGGCGCCGGCACTGCGATCCCGTCCGTGTGGATCGAGCGCGCCATGCCTGCCGTGTTGCCGGTGGTCCGCCTGGTCTGCGACGACGATTTCCCGCGCCAGTCGGAGCGCGCGCGCGAGCTTTGGTGCCAGACCTGGATCGGCACCCACCTGGCGCCCGTGGTGCGCGACGCCATTGCCGCCGCGCCGCTTGGCTGCCGCTGGGCGATCGGGATGGACTTCGCCCGGCACCGGCACATGTCGGTCATCATCCCGGCGCGCATCACGCAGGAGTTGGGCCGCGCTGCCCCCTTCGTGTTGGAGTTGGCGAACGCGCCGACCCGTCAACAGCAACAAATCCTGTGGTGGCTGCTCGACACCCTCACCGGCTGGACCTTCGCCGGGGATGCCACCGGCCCCGGTCAGACGCTGATGGAATACACCGGCGACCGCTACGGCCGCGCGCAAGAGCATCCCGAGCACCCCGGCACCTACATCGGCGGCCCGGTGCATGAGATCGTGCTGTCGCGTGCTTGGTACGGGGCGCACATGGGGCCGTTTATCTCGCTGTTCGAGGACGGTTTTATTTCCTTGCCGCGCGATGCGTCCCTCGAGGACGACCTGCGCGCCATCGAGTATGTCGACGGCATTGCCATGATTCCCAAGCTGGAGCGCGCCGATCTCAAAGACCCGGACCTGATCCGCCACGGCGACGGCGCCATCGCCGGGTGCCTGATGGCGTTCGCCGCGCGGCATCCCGCCGGCGGCCCGGTCGACTTCCAGAGCGCCGGCCCGCGCGACCAGGTGGCCGCCGAGGGCTACCAGCTCCCGGCCGCCCGCACCGCCGGCCAGGTGACCGAGACCGCCCCGGTCGGCTGGGGCAGCGTCGGCACTGGCCTGGATTTCCAGGGCTGGGCATGACCACCATCCGCATCGACATCGACACCGCGGCGCCCGGCGAGACGCTGATCACCGCGTCGCTCGATATCGCCGACCTCCTGGAGCGCTACCTGCACAGCGACCCCAGCCTGAGCATCGCCGAATGCACCGCCGCCGCCATGCTGCTGGCGACCCTGCGCCAAGGCGGCACCCTTGAATCGATCCCCCTCGCGAGCTGACCCATGACTGTGCTGACCCGACTCGCCGCCCGCCTGCTGCCCGGCCTGGTCGCCGACCATGCCGCCGCGCCCCCGCTGGGCGAGGTCGCTACCACCAAGGACGGGCGCGACATCACCCGCGGCTATGTCGACACGCTGGACCTGCTGGGACCGAGCGACTACCTGCTGCTGGGGCGCGCGGGCGGCGACTACCAGATCTATGAGCAATTGCAGACCGATCCCCAGGTGCAGACCGGGCTGATGCAGCGCAAGAAGGCGTTGGTAAGCAAAGAGTGGGAAGTGCTGCCCGGCAAGCGCCGCGGTCAGTACAGCAAGGCCAAGGCCAAGCAGGCGGCCGAGTCGCTGCAAGCGATGCTGGAAGACCTGGGCGGCGAGTCCGACACCGACGCGGGCGAGCAGGCGCAGCCGATGCCCGGCTGGGATGCCGTCAGCGAGGTGATGCTGCACGGCATCTTCCCCGGCTTTGGCGTCGGTGAGTGCCTGTGGCAGCGCGACGGCCGCGAGGTGGTGCTCGATCGGGTCGCGGTGCGCAAGTCGCGGCGGTTCGGCTTTGCGCCGGACGGGGCGATTCGGCTGATCACCAGCGCCAACCCGCTGGGCGAGGCGCTGCCGCGCCAGAAGTTCTGGAGCTTCACCAACCACAACGATTGCACCGATGACCCTTACGGCCTGGGGCTCGCGCACTGGCTGTATTGGCCGGTCTACTTCAAGCGCGCCGATCTCAAGGTCTGGCTGACCTTCCTGGACAAGCTGGGCCTGCCGACCACCATCGGCGAGTTCCCCACCAACGCGACGCCTGCCCAGCAAAACAAGCTCTTGGCCGCGGTGCGCGCCGTGCGCTCCGACTCCGGCATCATCATCCCCCAGGGCATGGTGGTGCGGCTGCTGGAGGCCGCGCGCTCCGGCACCGCCGACTATGCCGCGCTGCACCAAGTCATGGACGCAGCCATCTCCAAGGTGCTGGTCGGGCACTCCGCTGCTGCCGACGCCACCCCCGGTCGGCTCGGTGGCGAGGACCGCGCCAACGCGGTCGCCGACAACATCATCAAGGCCGATGCGGACCTGATCTGCGGCAGCTTCAACGTCGGGCCGGCGCGATGGTTGACGGCCTGGAATTTCGGCGACACCGTGCCCGCGCCGCAAGTCTGGCGCCGCATCGCCAGCGAGCCGGACCTGAAGCCCCTGGCCGAGCGGGATCGGATCATCATGGACCTGGCCGCCGGCTGCGGCCAGCGCCTGACCGTGGCCTATCTCACCGACACCTATGATGTGGAGTTGGAGCCCACCACCGATCCGGACCCCGCGCCGCCCGCGGCCCCCGGCGCCCCTGCGCCCACCGAGCGCGTGCGTGCGGCCTTGCGCAACGCACTGACGCCCAGCGCCGACCATGCCGAGCCGGCGGTGCCCGACCCGCAAGACCAGATCACCGCCGCCGAGCCGGACCCTGAAGCCTATCAGGCGGCGGCGGAGGAACTGCTGGCCCCCATCCTGACCGCCCTGGCGGACGGACTGACCCCGGAGCAAATCCTCGCCCGGCTCGACGAGTGGTATGGGGCGCTGGACGATGCTGCGCTCACCGACCTCCTGGAGCGCGGGGTGGCGGCGGCCGACGCCCTGGGGCGGCTGGAAGTCGACGACGAGACCGCCGATGCCCCCGCGGCCGACTGAGCCCCTGGCCACGTGCCGGTGGTGTACCTTGAAAACTGTGGATCATGCGCGGTTCGATCACATCCACTGTATGCATCCGCGGTTGCATCAGCCGACCATCGCTGACGCCCGCGCCTGGCACGTGCCGGACCGCGAGGTGCCGATCTGCGGCCCGGAAATGCTGCTCTATGAGGACATCCGCCGTGCTCCCTGACCTGACCGCCCTCTTTCGGATGACGCCGGAGCGCGCAAGGGCGTATCTGCTTGCGAAAGGACTGCAACTCACCGGGCCGTACTGGGAGTTGGACGGCTCGGAGCACAGCCAAGTGTTCACCGTGGCGAATCTCGCTAAGCTCGACGTGCTCACCGATATCCGCGATGCGGTGCAGGCGGCGATGGATGAGGGCCAGACCGAAGCCTGGTTCAGGCAGCAGCTGGTCGACGTGCTGCGCCGCAAAGGCTGGTGGGGGCCGGAGGTCCGCGTCGACCCGGATACGCTGGAGGCGCGCATCATCCAGCAGGGCAGCCTGCGCCGGCTGCAGACCATCTACCGGACCAATCTCCAGACCGCCTACATGGCCGGGCGCCACACCCAAGCGCTGAGCCAGATCGACCGCGCGCCCTGGGCGCAGTATCTGGCGGTGCGCGACAGCCGCACGCGGCCGGCCCATGCGGCGTTGCACGGCAAGGTGTTTCGCCTGGACTCACCCGAGTGGGCGGTGATCGCCCCGACCAATGGGTACAATTGCCGCTGCCGCGCGCGCTACCTGAGCGATCGGGAGTTGGCGCGGCGCAACCTCGCGCCCGCCGAAGGGGTGCGCATCCTGGAGCGGCCCGCCCCGGCGCCGGCCGATCCGCTCACCGGCGAGAGCCCGGCGCCGCGGATGCAGCGCGGGGTGAGTATCGCCGATCCGCTGAGCCCGACCGGACGGTCGGTGCTGTGGGCGGATGTGGGGTGGGATCATCTGCCGGGGTCGGATGGGGCGGAGCGGGCGCTGGTCGATCAGGTGATGACTAAGGCGCGGGAGTTGGGGGATGGGGTTCGCGAGGCGGTGATCAATGGATCGCGCGGCGCGGGGTCGAGTGGTCGGTGAGGGCGGTCGGGCCGCGCGATCCATCCGGTTAGATCAAATCCCGACCTGCGCCCGCGGGGCCTTCTATGGCGATGCCAAGTGTCTGCGCGGTGGCCGCCAGCGGTCGCGCCCCCTGACGCCGTTGCCGCCGGAGCAATACGAACAAACTCGCCTGGCTGGATGCCCAGTGTCAGCCCGGCGAGGGCCGCAGTTCCGCCCTTAAGCGGCTGGCGGGTGTGCCTGTTTTGTTCCGGAGCTAACGACCATGCAGGTTCAAGTCGAGATCACTGTGGACTATTGAGCCATGCCCACCTACCCCCCTTTCGAAGTCAAGATTGACAACCGCGAGGTCCGCCAGGCCCTGGAGCGCCTGCTCAACCGCGTCGAAGACATGACCCCCGTCATGGAAGACATTGCCCGTAGCCTCGGCCACCTGGCCGAGGATGCGATCCAGGCCGAGACCGATCCCTGGGGCGACCGCTGGCCGGACTTGTCGGACGCCTATGTGGAGCGCCCCCGCGAGGACGGCGGCCGCGGCGGCGATGCCCATCCTATTCTCCAGCGCGATGGTCTGCTGGCCGCGAGCCTCGCGCATCAAGGCGACGCGCATTCGGCGGCGGTGTCGATCGGTCGGGTCTACGGCGCGGCGGTGACTCTGGGCGACCCGGAGCGCAATCTGCCGCCGCGGCGCGTGCTGCCGGTGTCCGGTACCGGCGAGCTGGCCCCAGGGGCCGAGGAGGACATCCTGGACCTGGTGCGGCACTATCTGCGCTGACCCCCATCCCGCAACCGTGTTGCGCAACGGTTGCGCAACTACCTGGGACCGTGCGACAGGTTTTGCCGGTACGTTGGGAGCGCCGCGCGCGCCGATGGCTGTAATCGCCTCCTAGCGCCTCCGGGCGCGGGGGCGTATCCTGAGCGTCTGCACCCCTGATCCGCCCGCGGTGCAGCCCTGCACCGCGCCCCGCGCCGCGCCGCTTGGCACACTGCCAAGCCATGAGCGCAACCCCCCCTATCGAGATTTTCCGTCGTGGTCGACAGACCGCGATGGATGGCAGTGCGACCGACTACACCGATGCCGATCTGAGCGCCGCCGCGGCAGCCTATGACCCGGCGGTGTCGGCAGCGCCGATTGTGCGCGGCCATCCGACTGCGGATGCCGAAGCGCTGGGCTGGATCGGCGGGCTGCGCTACGACGCGGCCACCGGGCTGCTGCTGGGCGAGGCCGAGCGCGTTGACCCCGTGTTTGCCGCCGCGCATCAAGCCGGCCGCTACCGCTATCACTCCGCATCGTTCTGGCGCCCGACCGCGCCGACCAATCCCGTGCCCGGCGCGCTCTATCTCCGGCATTTGGGGATGGTGCCGATTCCTGCCGTCAAGGGCTTGGCCGTCGCGCAGTTTGCCGCCGACGCCAGCGACCCGGCCGAGTTCCTGACTATCGACTTTTCCGCTCCGGCCGCTCCGGCCGCTGATCATCCCGAGGACCCTATGCCCGATCCGACCGCCGAGTTCGCGGAGCGCGAGGCAGCGATTGCTGCGCGCCAGACCCAACTGGAGGCGCAGGCCGCCGCCCTCGCCGAGCGCGAGGCGTCGATTGCCGCCCAGCGCGCGGCGCTGGAGCGCGATGCCTGCATCAGTTTTGCCGAGACGCTGGTGACCGCCGGCCGGGTGCTGCCCGCCGACCGGGATCTGGTGGCCGCCGTGCTGGAGCGGTTGGCGGCGGGCGATGCCGCGCCCCATGCCGATTTCGCCGATCCGGGCGACACCGCACGCACGCCGCGCGATCCGGCCGCGGCGCTGCGCGCGTGGCTGGCGCGGCTGCCGGTACAGGTCGACTATGCCGAGCGCACGCCCAAGGAGCCGGGAACGGCGGACCATGCCGACCCGGAGGCGAAGGCCGCGGCGGAGTGGGACCGCAGTCCGGCGCTCAAGGCGGAGTTCAGCAGCAAGGACAGCTATCTCGCGTACACCCGCGCGGCCAATGCCGGGCGGGTGACGATCTCCAACCGTCTGACCACGGAGGGCTGACCCATGACCACCCTCGCAGAAGCAAGCCCAATCAAGTCCAAGGTCGGCGACTACACCGATCTCCCCATCGTGGCGACCGATATCGTCTACCAGGGGGCCGCGGTCGGCACGCTGTCCGGCTATGCCCGCCCGCTGGTCGCGGGTGACCGGTTCCACGGCTTTTCGCAAGGCACGGTCGACAACGCGACCGGCAGCGCGGGCGATAAGCAGGTGCGCGTCACGGTGCGCGGGGCGATCGAGTTGACAATCTCCGGCCTGGTCGCGACCGATTTGCGCCAGCCGGTCTATGCCAGCGACGACGCAACGTTTTCGCTGTCGCCGGTGGGCGGCACCTTCATCGGCTTTGTCGAGCGCTTTGTGTCGAGCGGGGTCGGCGTGGTGGCCTACGATACGGCGTGGCCGGACCCCTGGGCGGGGTTCACCGCCGAGGCGGTGAGCGCGGCCAAGACGTTAGATGCCGAGGACACCGCCAAGCTGTTCGTCATTACGGCGGATGCCGGGGTGATCACGCTGCCGGCGGTCGCGGGGATGATGTTTGCTTTCGTGAACGGCGGCGCGGACGGCACGGTGCTGATCACCATCAGCCCGAACGCGAATGACGGTATCAAAGGCCCGGACCTGTCGAGCGCTGACGACAAGGACCTGCTTAACACCAAGGCGACCGCCAAACGCGGCGACTATGTGCTGCTGAGCTACGGCGACGGCACCGGCTGGATTGTGACGCGCAAGCGCGGCACGTGGGCGAAACAGGCATAACGGAACCGAACTATGACTACCGCAGCACTTTCGACCCGCGAGGTCGTCGGCAGCTTCTACACCGCCCTGTCGCAGAGCGCGCACCCCTGGGCGACCCAGATCGCCTGGCGCAACGGCGCCGCGAATCAGGGCTTGGAGGCGACCGAGAAATACCGGTGGCTGGGCCAGGCGCCCGCCCCGCGTGAGTTCATCGGCGGCAGGCAACCGAAGCAGCTTGCGTCGCAGGGCTATGAAATCCGGAATAAGCGCTGGGAGTCGAGCATCAATGTGCCGCTGCTGGACTGGAGGAAGGACAAGACCGGGCAAATCCAGGTGCGGCTCCGGGATCTGGCGCGGCGCTATGGGGTGCATTTCGCGCGGCTGATCTCGCAACTGATCATCAGCAACGGGCTTTGTTACGACGGGCAGAACTTCTTCGACACCGACCATTCCGAAGGGCTGTCGGGGGCGCAGTCGAACAGCATTCAGGTGGACATCAGTGCGCTGGCTTGCACCCATCACGGCACCGTCACCGCCCCGTCCCCATCGGAGATGGCGCACACCATCATGTTGGCAGTGCAGGCGCTGCTGAGCTTCGCCGACGACCAGGGCGAGCCGATGAACGAGGACGCGTCAAGCTTCCTGGTCATGGTCCCGACCTCGCTGTGGATGCCGGCCATCGCCGCGGTCGGCGCCAAAGTGCTCGACAGCGGTGACGACAACATGATCGCCATCGGCAAAACCAACGGGGTCAACCTGACGGTTGCGCAGAATGCCCGACTTAATGGCTCCTGGACCGATGAGATCGCGATTTTCAGAACAGACGGCGATGTAAAGCCCTTCATCATCCAAGAGGACGGGGCCGACTCCGCGGTGAACATCAAGATTTTGGGCCCCGACTCCGAGCACGCGACCGTGCACGACGAGTGCCTGGTGGCGACCGATGCGATCAACAACGCGGGCTATGGGTACTGGCAGCACGCCGTCAAGGCGACGATGGTCTGAGCATGACTTCCGCGCGCTACCGCATCACCCGCGCCCCGACCGCCGCCCCGCGGCGGGCCGGCCAGCAATGGCCGATCGGGGTGAGTGTGGCCGAACTGACCGCTGAGCAGGCGGCCGTGGTGGCGCGCGACCCAGGGTATGCCATCGCCAGGGAGGGCTCTATCGACACCCCCAAAAGCGCCAACTTGGTGCTTTTGGACGCCCCGCCGCCGCCCCCGCGCCGCGCCAAGCAGCGCCCGCGGGGCTGACCGATGGGCACGTATCTCACCCCCGCGCACCTGCTGGCCCGCGGCGCCGCCACGGCCGCCGAGTTGGCGAGTCCCACCGAGGGGCCGGTGCTGTCCGCGGACCTCTTGCGCCAGGCGGTAGCCCAGACCGATTTGAGCGGCTACGACGCGGTGACCCAGGCCGCCCTGTTTGAAGCCCTGGCCTGGATCGATACGGCCATCGCCCGCGCCGAGTCCGATCTGCACGGCGCCGCGCGCGGGCGCTATGCGCTGCCGCTGGCGCCGGTCGATGACCTGGTGACCGGGCTGCTGCTGGATCTGGCTTGGGCGTATCTGCACCGCTACCAGCGCCCCGAGGCGGTCGCCAAAGCGGCCGACCTGGCGCGCGCCGATCTGGCGCGCATCGCCGATGGGCGCATTGTGCTGGCCGCCGCGCCGGCCGCCGCGGCGGCGCCCAGTTCGGGCTCGGATGCGCCGTCGTTCGTCGCGGGCGAATCGGTGTTCGATGCCGATGCGCTCAGCGATTTTGGGGGGCGCTGGTAGTGGCTGAGCCGGTGCCGGCCGGGCTGTTCGGCGCTGAGCCAATCATTCTGGAGCGCCTGCGCGCGGTGCTCGATCGCAGTGTGCAGGTGCTGGCCGCCCCGTCGCTCGATGCGGTGCTGGCCGGGACGCAGCCGCCGCGGGCGGTCTATGTGATGTGGCGCGGCGCGGCGGTGCAGACGCCCGAGCGCACCGATGGCCGCGCGACGCGGATCACGGCCCGGTGGATGGTGTTGATCACGGTCGGCAACGCGGCGCAGTCCGACACCGGCGCCCCGGCGCGCGCCGCGGCCGGTGCCTTGGTGGATGCGGTGCTCGATGCCTTGATGGGCTTTCGCCCGGACGGACCCGGCAGCGCGCCGCTGGTGCTGACGGACCTGCCGAACCCCGGTTATATCAAAGGGTACCAATGGGTGCCCATCGTCTTCTCCCACACGCTCACGCATCGGGTGTCGCCGACCGCGACCCCCTACATATAAGGAGTCGCCCCCATGCCCGTTACCAGTTATCGGCCGACCGCCCTCGGGGGCAAGTTGTATTTGCGCAAGCGCGGCGACGCTGCGCCGCTGCGCCATGTCGGCAATGTCTCGGCGCTCGACGAGAGCGTGGAAGAGGACAAGAAGTCGATCCCCGATTACACGCAGCCCGGCGGCGGTGAGTACGCGAGCTTTACGCGCATCACGTCGATGGGGCTCAAGTTCATCATGCACGACCTCGACGCGAAGAATCTCGCGATGGCCCGCTACGGCACGGCCACCGAGGTTGTCGCCGGCACGGTGGCGGCGCAGGTCGCCACGGCGTACCAGGGCGGACTGATCCCCTTCGATCACCCGCGCGCAACCAGTGTCGTGGTGACTGCCGCGGCGGGCAATACCTGGGCGGCGACGACCGCGTATGCGCTCAACGCCGTGGTGGTCGCGAGCGGCAAGCTCTACAAGGCCACCACGGCCGGCACATCCGGGTCGTCGGCGCCGACGTGGCCGGCCAGCGGGACGGTGACCGATGGCACGGTGGTATGGACCTACCAGGCCGCCTGGACCCCGACCGCTGACGTGGATTATGAGGTCCGCGCCGAGGGGCTCATGATCCTGGAGGGCGGCATCGTCGACGGGCAGTCGATCTCCCTGGCCTACAGCTACGGCGCCTATAGCGTGGTGGAGCTGCTGACCGGCGCCGGCCAGAACTACGAGCTGGTGTTCGGCGGCCTGAACGAGTTCGACACCGACGAGGCGGTGACCCTGAGCTATTACAAGGTCCGGTTGACCGCGGCGAAAGTGATCGCCTGGCTGGGCGAGGACCCGGCCGAGGTGGAGATCGAGGGCCAGGTCTTGAAAGACACGGACATCACCGGCGCAGGAAAATCCCAGTATTGCAAGGCGACGCTGGTCTAAGCCATGAAAGACATCCAGCGCGGATATGAGCTTGGCGACATCAACGATGTGCAGGTGGCTGCCGCAAGCATCATCCCGGCCGGTGTCGCGGTCGGGTTGGCGGACGGCTACGCGACGGTACTGAGCGGCGGCGCCCTGTTTCTGGGGTTCGCGCTGACCCGCGCGGATAATCAGTGGGGCGCTGCCGGCGCCCAGGTGGTGCGGGTGCGCACGCGCGGCCAGGCGCGGGTGACCCTGCCTGGGGTGTCCGCGAGTGATCTGCTGGCGCCGGTGTATGCCACCGGCCCGGATGCCTTTGCGTTGGCGGAAACCAACGCATCGCTGATCGGGTTTGTGGCGCGCGTGGCCGGTGCCGACAGCGCGATCGTGGAGTTTGAAGCGTCGCCGCTCTATCTGCGCCAGGCGCTGCTGAGCGGCGGAGTGATCTGGGATCTGGTCGCTCAGCTTGGCTTGGGGTCCGCTGCGTTTTTGCCGTCCGAGCACTTTGCCACGGCCGAGCAGGGCGATCTCGCCGAGACCGTCGCCGCGTGGGGGGATCACCGCAGCATCGGCTATGCGGTGATCGACGAACAAGGGCGGCTGCCGCCGGTGAGTGGGGCGCTGCTGACCGGGCTGCCAAACGCTTATGCGGTCTATGCAGATGCGGCGCTGGCGGTCAGTAGTAGCACGACATCGACGGCCATGGCGGAGGTGACCGTGCCGGGTGGCGTGGCCAATCAGCTCGGGTCCGCGGTGCGGATCGTGCTCTCTGGCACGTATCTCAACAACTCCGGTTCCAGCGCCGGTTTCACGTTGAAAATCCAGGCCGGTGCGGCGACGCTGTATGAGGACCTGTTCGACGCGATGCCCACGGCCGCGGGCGGTCGCCCGGTGCTGATCGAGGTCGAGCTGATCCGCGCCGGGGATCTGCTGGCGCGGCTGGAAGGCTCGATCCTGGTGGGGAACGCGGGCGCGGCGACGGTCGGTACCGGCGACGGCGGCTTTAACGGGATTCGGGCGAACATCGTCGCCTCCGGCCCCGGCGGCGGCGCCGGCTTTACCTATGACTGGGCGGCCCCGGCAGCAATCACGGTGAGCATCGCGCTCAGCTCAGCGGCTGCGACGCACACGTTTACCAGGACGGCGATGCGCGGGTATTCGGACCGCTACGATATCGGGGCGGCGGTGCCGCCGCCGGTCGTGCCGGAGGACACCAGGGCGTACCTGGAGGACCGGCCGACCAAGCCGACGACGACGCGGGCCTACGCTGTTCCGCTGGCCGATATCTCGGACTATCCGATCAAAGCCTCGTCGACGCTGCTGCAAAATCCAGGCGCGGCGGGCTTGGGGCAGATGGATTACATCGCCTGGAAGCCGTTCGCTCCCAATATCGCGGCGGTGGCCGCGGCGCAGGCGATTCGCCCGATCACGTATGCCCGCATCATTGCGGGACCGGCGTATCAGGGGTTCGACGAGGCCGCCGGCGCGATTCTGAGCGGGCATAATTTCGACGGCACCGGGCCGACCAGTGGGCCGGGCGTGGTGTATGCGGGCCACTGGTTGTATCTCGGGGGCACGACCTCGGTGACAGCCATCACGGCGACGGCGACGACGATCAGTGTGAACCCCACGCAGTACATCACGGCGGGGAAATACTGCGTCATTTACGGGCCGGGCTGGGGCACGTTTACCGACGCAGAGCATGTGCTGGTGGAGTCGGTGACGCTCAACACCGGGACCGGCAAATACGATCTGCGCATCGTGCGCGGATATAAGAGCACGGCGCGGGCGCATCCGGCCAACTCGTGCGTGTCACAGCACGCGCAGGGCAACGGGACGCGCGCGGAGCTGTGGCGCTACCACCTGGGCCCCGACTGTCCGCTGGATGGCGCGGCAAAGCGCTGGAATCAGTATTTCGCGGAGTGGATCGCGGCTTACTACGACGCCGCGTCCTACACCACGCTGCTGGCGTGCACGGTGCACGCCGTTTGTTTCGACTCGGATTTCCCCTGCGACGCCTGGGGGTCGGCCACCGGCTCGCCATGGGCGGATCGGGCGATCGACCAGGATAACAATGGGGTCGCCGACTGGGGACTGAACAGGACGACCGGCGAAAACCGCTGGCGCATTGGCTGGAACCAGCTGTATCAGCAGTGCCGCGATGCGTTGGACGCCCGCGGCCGGGTGCATGTGATGCTCCAGCCTGGCGAGTCGAGCGCGGCCGGCCAGGGCATCGCGAACGACCGCCAGAAAGAAGCGGCGGCCAGCGGGCAGATGAGTGAGACCGGCAGCGCGGTGGCGAAACCCACCGAGCTTGACCGGTATGTGTCGGCAGTGCTGTCGGATCAAGGCTCGCAAACCGCAACCCCGTCGCTCGGCGAGTGGATGGAGAAGATCGGCACACGGTCCTATCCGCCGCCGGGCGGCGGGGCGAAAGATGATAATTGGGCGCGGCTGACGTTCGCGGTCGCGTGCGTGTTCAGCGAGATGTACTCGTGGCACAACTGGAGCGGCGCGGACGCCGACCGGTATTACGAGTTCGAGTGTGTCGACCTGACCGCCGGCGCGGACTACGGGAAGGCGATCATTAAAACGAACGCGGTCGGCCGCCGGACGTGGAAGAACTGGCTGGGGGCGCCGACCGCGGACTATCGGCGCATCTATTCATACGCGGCGATGGCGCCGGAAAACGCCATTTTTCATGCCGGCTTCGAGACCGGCATCACGGGCTGGTCGGCGGCCAATGGGGTGCTCACTAGATCGACGACCGAAGCGATTGAAGGCACGGGATCGCTCAAGATTGTCATCAATGCCGCGCTGCCGGCTTGGCCGTCCGACTCGGCGTGCCGGGTGACCGGCCCCAGCGTGACGCTGGCGGCCAACACCGAGTACAGCCTGGCGCTATCGCTGAAATGCAATCGGCACGGCCGCATCCGGCCGATGTTCGGCGCGCTGCAATGCGCCGGGCTGTATCCGACGCTGGATCAGTGGGCGCGCCGCATCTGGACGTTCCGCACGACCTCGGCGATCACGACGCCGCTGCTGCTCGACGTGGGCAGTTTCGGCGTGGGCGACCTGTTTGTCGACGCCATCTATCTGTTCGCGGGCAATGTCGACGTGTTTTTGCGGACCTTCGAGCACGGCATTGTGGTGGTCAACGCGACTCCGACCGCCAAGACAGTGGCGCTGGGCGGGACCTACCAGCGCGTGCGCGGCTGGGGCCAGGATCCGGCGAATGATGGATCGTCCGCGACCAGCGTGACCATTGCGCCCTATGGCGCCTATATCGGCGTGACCCCGGCCGCCTGATGGCACTTGCCCTGACATCGGTGCGTCTGCCGCCGCTGCTGGCCGGCGGCCATGTGGTGCGCGCCGAGGCGCTGGTGGAACTGGTGACCGCGGCCGGGGCGCGCGCCCCGGCGGCAACGCTGGCAGTGTGGGGGCTGGACCTGGCAAGCGAGTCGCGGCGGGTGCCGGTGGTGGATGCCGCCGGCACGCTGATCGAGCTGCCGGCCACGCGCGATCTGGCGCTGCCGGCGGGGGCGCCAACGCATTATCGGGTGACGTATTTTCGGGGCACGGAACGGGTGCAGGTGTGGCCGTTGTTCCAAGTGCCGGTGTCGGACGGGCCTGAGGAGTTGGTGAACCTGCTGGCCGCTGAAGAGATCGAGGGCGGGGCGCTGGCGGGGACGCTGATGGTGGAGTTGCGCGCGGCGCAAGCGGCTGCCGCGGGGAGTGCGCAGCAGGCTGCCGCGGACCGGGCGGAGACGACAGCCGATCGCGAGCAGACCGGGCTGGATGCGGCGGCGACTGCCGCTGATCGCGAGCAGACCGGGCTGGATGCGGCGGCGACTGCCGCTGATCGCGAGCAGACCGGGCTGGATGCGGCGGCGACTGCCGCCGATCGCGAGCAGACCGAGCTGGATGCGGCGGCGACCGCCGCCGATCGCGAGCAGACCGGGCTGGATGCGGCGGCGACCGCGGCTGATCGCCACACCCCGACGCTCGATGGCTACACCATGCGGGAGCGCGCGGTCAGTGTGGCGGCGCATGGCAGCGTCGTGCTACCGCTCGATGGCCGTCCCACGGTGTGCGTGCTGGACGCGGATGCGTACTTGGTCGCCTTAATGCCCGCGGCCGGGTGCAGTACCACCGATCTCTTTCTGTACTATGACGGCGTGGCGCCACATACGCTGGATCTGGATGGCTGGGCGACGCCGGATCAGATCGCCTACGCGGTCGAGACCTCCGCGGCGGGCTATTGGTGGCTGCAGCTCAGTGTCGTGCCGGCGCTCGACGGCGCGCGCGTGCTCGCAGCGTCGGCGCAGTTCTTTGGCGTGCCGTCGTGATGGGGTTGCGCCGGCATCCGCGGCCGACGCGTGCTGTTGCGCGCCTGCCGGCAGCGGCGGACCTGCCGAGCGGCGCCATGCTGCAAGTGATCGGCGCCCGGCTGTGGGTGGATGCCGGGGCGGCCGGATGGCGACCCATTGCCGACCTGCCGCCCGGGCCGCTCTGGCCCAGTCCGGAGGGGTTGCCGGATGGCGCCATGCTGCAAGTCATCACCGCCCTGTGGCACGTCGAGACCGCCGCCGGCTGGCGGCCGACGACCACGCAGCCGCCCGCTGTCGCCGCCCCTGATGCGGCGTCCAGCGCCGATGGGGCTATGCCACTTGTGCTCAACAATCGTTGGAGTTTTGTATGAAGAGCCGCCTGTTGTTCGTCCTGATCGGCCTGGTCGCCCTGGTGCTGTGGCTCAACCCGGCGGCGGCGGCCACGGTCACGATGACCAAGAACGGCGGCGGCAATTGGTCCGATCCCACGCTGTGGGATACCGGTACGGTGCCGACGGCGGGTGACGAGGTGATCCTGGCCTCGACCGGGGGTGCGACGGTGATTGTCGATGTGCCGGTGACGGTGCAGCGCCTGGAGCTGCGCGGCGCGACCATCGGCGGCTGGCAGACGCTCAGCGTGACCGATCAGACCCTCACCGTCACCGACGATCTGTATCTCTACAACTTCGCCCGGCTGAACCAAGGGCCGGGCGGGATCGTGAGCGCCAACAGCTACCGCGTCGGCGGGGTGGCCAGCGGCGGCGCCGTGCTCAGCGAGGTCAGTTGGATCATCGCCGGCACCGCGACCAATCGGGCGGTGGTGCGCGGGCGCACCGCCAGCAGCGGGATTGCCACCGGTAACAGCAACGCCAACAGCCAGGAAGAGGAAATCCAATGGGCCTATGCCGATTTCGA